CTTACTGCCAAAATACAAGCCAAAAAGAATCCCACCAAAAATAATAAATCCATATTTCCACCTTGCTAAGAATATAGCTATAATTGAAAGTAATATAATGCCTATAATTTCAGCACCGTCAGCCCAATCGGGTCGTTCTATATTTATACCATTAGCAATAGTTCCAATTACTGAAGCCATAACATCTTGTGGCCATACTGGTCCCGCCGGTGTGGCTAATGGATTAGCAATACCTGCGGCTGAAGTGCCAACAATAACTATAGCACTACCAAAATCTTTAGGTAAATCTACAGCTGAAACTGAGTTTGTTTTTTGAGACCAATCAACCCATACTCTACCAAGTGAATCAGTGGAGATTGGACCAAATGCAGGTAACCTCATCTTCTCAACTCCACCTTCAAATAGTTTTACTTGAACAGTGGAATCACCTGAAGCAACACGTAAAGTTTCTAATGCAAGGTTAGGATATATTTTACCGTTAGACATGACTAATAGAGGTAATCTACGGTTAACCCCATCAATTTCAGGTAATGTATTGGTTATGCCGACACCAGCTGCAGCATTTTCTAATTCTGGAATATTAGCAATAATACCAGGATATTGAACTATTCGGTCCATGTAATCAGAATTAATGATTGCTGTACCTGGAACTTTTGGATTGTTTTTGTTTTTATTAGAAGGTGTGTTAGAAATAACAATTGGGTGATTTTTCATCACAGATGATAAAGCTGAATCACCACCTTGGCGGTCACTTTCGGGCATTAGCACATTGAAAACTACAAGACCGGCATTTCGTTTATATAAATCTTCAATCAAGTTAGCATAGATATCCCGTTTAAATGGCCATTGTCCATATTTGTCCAATGTTTTTTCATCTATATTAACTGTGTAAATATTATTTGTTGTTGGTGCTTTGGACGTAATAACGGTATCAAAATACCGAAGTCTTACGGATTCAACAAAAGACGGGTCGACAATTCTAATACTTATTAATAACGCTAAAGTGACTAGTGATAACCATGGGCTTAATAAAATCTTACTTATTAATTTTTTCATGTTGGTCCTCATTTTGATTGTTTAATGAAAATTACATTTGTTGTTTCATCTTGATTTTGTAAATCCACTTTAATACCATCTTGTATGATGGTCATATTATATCCTCTGTCTTTATTAATCAATATTGTAACATCGTGTGTGGTTGTTCTTACGATTTGCCAATAAGTATTTTTATCAAACACATATACTTTATTCGAAGAATTGTACCCAGCAGCAAATGATGTAAGTAAAAATTCATCAAGAGCATTGGTCAATAGGTCTTCATTCAATTTATTAATATCGAGTTCATCAAAGCTAGCGTATGGGTCAACCCATACTTTTATATCCAAAGCATTCTTATCCAATTCCGAATAAGATAAAGCATCCTTAGTTCTAGTTTCTTCTATTAATTGTTTTAATACTTCTTTCGGTGGTTTGACGATTAACATATTGTCAATCATTGATTCGCTTAAATTTAATATAGCGGGTCTAGATGGTTTGGTTTCTGAATTGGTTGTAAATGTTGCTTCGAATGGTTTATTTAGTACAACAATACCTGCCGCAGTTAGAACTTCAATTGACCCAACTGAACCGTCTACATTTGGTAATAAAATAATAAGAGATTGGCCTATTTCATCTACCGTCATGGTAAATGCAGTACCACGAACCGCAACTGTGGCGGTTGGTGTATTAATAGCTACATTCTTATTGTTTTCATGAGCAATATTACCCGAAGCATATCGAACAGTACCTAACGCCACTTTAAGTGCTAGTTTGCCCGCACCTTTAGATTTGGGGTCATATACAAAGTCATCGATTGTTAATTTGGAATGTTCGGTTACTCGAACTTTGGTGTCATCTTGGAATGTGATGCCAACAACGCCATTGCCGGTTGAAATATTATCCATAGATTCGATGCCGACATTTAAGCCGGCACCTATCTTGGACTTTTTACGTTGAATCTCACCTAATCCTTTTTCTTCGGTAATTTTACCGATTGCAGCAAAAGAATTAGTGCTGAGTAATATTAGTAGTAGTACCAGAACCCGTAACATTAACAGTCACACTATTTGGATTGGTTACACCATTTTGAAGTACGGTCAATGTATTACTATCACCTATTACACTTGATTTGATATTATGACCACCGGTTAAAGCTGTTCCGTTTGCACCAATCTGAGTTGTTGTGTATGTATTTGAATCTCCAGTAATTGTGAACTCGTTGATTGTATTTTTACTGTTGATATTGTTTGTCAATGAATTTGAACCACCTGTAAGTGTGGTTGACAAATTGTAATTTCCAGAATCATTTGTAACACCAATATTCAAAGTGGTTGTATTGTTATCACCAGTAATCGATTGAATTAATGAGCCCGAACTTGTTCCCATGTTACCCATGTTAAGAACTGAGGTATTTGTATTACCATCTTGTGTGATATTTGCAGTCGAATTGCCGCCAATAAAATTACCAGTAATAGAGTTGTTCATACCATTTTGGTCAATAGTTAAACTCATGCTATTGCCATCAATAGCAAATGAAGTACCTGTTGACGTATTGGTATCACCAACGTTATTATTGGAACCCGTTTGTGTTATACTTATTGATGATTGGTCGGCATTGGTTTGGTCTATGTAAACCGAATTGCCCCCTGTGTCTGCCATTGCACTGCCTACTAATAACAAAGCCATCACAAAAGTGATTAGCTTACTGTTCATTCTGTTACTCCTTATTGTTTAAATTGCCAGATGCCCTTTTTTTCGCCTTGAATTATCATTTCTTCAACAGCTGATTGAATAGCTGCTTTTAAAGCATATACACCCGGTTCATTGCTTGTTACACCAAACTCATTTTCAAAACTTTTTGTGCCGCTATCATAAAATTTAAATACTGCTACAGATTCAGCCACACTTAGTATCTTTTTTTCAGAATTAACTGTCAATAAAACTTCACCAGTACTTACACTGACAACCCGAATGCTCACAGTTACCAAGTCTTCCTGATATTGTGTATTCGGACCAATCCCAAGATATCTGATACCAAAACCACCAGTTTTAACATTGGAGTCATATGAAACTATTGCGCCTTCAATTAACATGCCTGCATATAACACAGTTCTCAACGGTGTCACATCTTTCACTTCTTCACGAGCAGACCTAATTAATTGTCTTTCTTTTAATAAATTATCTAAATTTACTCTTTCTACTATTCTAAACCATTTTCCATCACCGACATCTTGTAATGATTTAATCAATAATGTCTCACCACCTTGTGTTACGGCCGATGACAATTTAGCTATATTTCCGCCATCTTTTCTTTGCCCTGTTTTGTCCGTGAATGAATATACACCAACAACGATTTTACCGTTAGATGGCTCTGATAATTTTCTTTTCACGGGTTCGGTAATTGGTTGCGGTTGGTCCTGTTGAAATTTTACAGGTACACCAACACAACTAGTTAAACATAACAATAAAAATAATACTAATATTTTCATGTTAAAACTTTAATTGCCCAATAGGAATTTCCACTTGGGTTATATTGCCGTTGGGGTCAGTGACAGTCAATGAAACCATATCTGTCGTTTTTACATATTGAATGGTATTGCCCTCAATTTCCACCGTACCACTATTTTGAGGATTTTCACCAAATAGATTATTAACCAATTGTGTTGATAGTTGAGCGTAAACCCTACTCTCAAAATTGTTTAAAAATTTCTGTAGATTTGTGTTCTTAGCAAGCGCCGCAGCTTCTTTAGCATCTGCTAATCTTTTATCATCTATTGCTTTTTTGCGAGATGTTTCTGTATTTTCTAATGTTTGGACATGTGAAGAATAACCAATCCCACTAAATGAAGGTGATTTGAAACTATAATCTAATTGAGCAGCATTAACATTGCTTGTTAAAATTAGTAATAATGGTGTCCATTTAAACATTAGTCTTGTTATCCAAATTAACATTATAAAACATCATAATTGACAACTAGAAGTTAACTAAGTCAAATATATTCAATGTGTTAGTGATTTATCCTTCGCCAGCTGACGCTGTGTTATCGTCTTCTGTTTTGTTCTTTTGAATCTTTTCGTTGATAGCCATCTCAGCTTCAACTCGTTCATGTTCGATTGTCTTACCACGTAAATGTAATACTGTATTAACTTTTTGGTTCAATCGAATTAAATCGTTGTCTAACATCCGTATACGGTCAATAAGAGCAATCAATACTGTATTAGCATCATTGATAACAGGTTTTACTTCTTTAGTGGCCCATTCAAATACATATTTGATAATGAAACCCATTCCAACGGCCATGACAATTGGAAAACCATACTTATTGATTAACTCGACTACATCCATACTAGTATTGCGCCTATAATTAAACCTGCTATAAATGAAAAAACCATATCTCTACTTGTCCATATCATAAGGTCTCGGTCTGCTTGAAAATAAAAATCATATTTTCTGAAAAAGTTTTTCATTAGTCACCTTCCCATATTTGCCGAGGTGGTTGTTTTACGAATGTAATTTTACCATCAACAACAACAGCTTTAAATAAATCCCCGTCTTTTAGATTTATTTTGTCAGCAGTTAATTCTGGATCCATTTGAATAGACCCATCTGCTAATAATAGAAATGTGTAATCTACAAATATCATTAATCTCTCCGTGCATCGTTCTTACCATCAGCTCGAGCAATTCGGTCGACATCAGGTTTTAATCCCAACGCATTAGATACAACAGTATCAATGCGTACAACGTCATGGTTCATTGTTCTAACTCTATTATCCAGTGCAGTAATGATACCTGCCATTCCTTTGATAGCACCCAATACACCACCTAATAATAACTTGATGGTTAAAAATACAAAATAACCACCAGCTAAAGCCATGGCAACTGGGAAACCAAGGTCTCCAATTAATTTGAATATATCATTCATAATAATACCTTAACACTTTATTAAAGTATTTATGCTTGACATGTCTTTAAATATGATATATAATCTATTACTTGTTGATAAAAGGAGATTGTTATGGAAGTTATAGCATTAAAATTAATTAGTGGTGAAGATGTATTAGGTGAAGTGGAATCACAATCTGAGACGGAATATGTGTTTGTTAATCCAGTGGGTATCTCAATTGTTCGAGGTCAAGACGGACAACCAAATGTTGGATTCACTCCGTTCCCAATGCACGCTGAACAGAAAAGTGGTGCAACAGTTACAATTAAAAAGAAACACATCGTTTATGACTATGTTCCCGCAGAAGACTTTATTGCTAATTATAATCAAATATTTGGCACAGGCATCATCACACCTACAAAACAAATCATTACAGGATAATAATGTTTTATACAAG